TGCCTGGGTTAACGTCTACGAGAAAGGCTCAACCAAACTGGGCCGCGCATTGATCAAAGCAGGCTTTAAGAAAGCCTACGGTGGCGGACTGCAATGGTGGAACCCAAGTGGCCACGGTACCCAAAGCATGTCAGTCAAAGAAGCGGGTGCATCGGCGGCTGCTCGGATCCTGAAAGAGCGACTGGGTGTCACAGCATACGCAGGCGGTCGGGCAGATTGAACATTGACAGGGACTACGGTCCCTGTTATAATACACATTTAAACGAAAGGCATACTATGGCAACTAAAGCATCACAGAAACCCAGCAAAGGCGCTACAGTACTAGAGTTCGACACCGAAGCGATCAAACGTACCGAAGCCGCTGTGGCTAAAGAAACAGACGAGCAGATCTACACCCGACTAGGCGAACGCTTTGAGATACTAGACCTGATGACCAAGGCAGTCAAAGACGGACAGATCCGTGCTATGATCGTATCAGGTCCCCCAGGTGTGGGCAAATCCTTTGGCGTAGAGAAGGTACTACTGAAATCCGAACTGTTCAACATCCTAGCAGAGAAGAAGCCCAAGTTCGAAGTGGTCAAAGGTGCCATGAGCAGCATTGGACTCTACAGTAAACTCTATGAGTTTGCCGCTGAAGGTAACGTGGTGGTGTTCGACGACTGTGACTCAATCCTTATGGAAGACCTGAGCCTGAACATCCTCAAAGGTGCTTTGGATTCTAGTTCACGCCGTTTCATTAGCTGGAACACAGACAGTCGCATCCTGCGTAGTGAAGGCATTCCAGACCGCTTTGAGTTCAAGGGTGCCGCAATCTTTATCACCAACATCAAGTTTGAACACGTACGGTCTAAGAAATTACGCGATCACTTGGATGCATTGGAAAGCCGTTGCCACTACATTGATCTGCAAATGGATACCGCACGTGAGAAGATCCTACGTATCAAGCAGGTGGTCAAGCAAGGACAGATGCTGGAACGCTATGAGTTCCCCGAGTGTGTAGAGGATGAACTGATCGAGTTCGTAGAACAGAATCAAGACCGTCTGCGTGAACTGAGCCTGCGTATGGTGTTGAAGATCGCTGACCTGCGCAAAGGCTTCCCCAACAACTGGATCGCAATGGTGAAGACCACTTGTATGAAACGCTAATGAACGATACACTGCAACGAATCGCTATAGCACTAACACTAGGGCTTGCCCTAGTGGCTATGGGTCACCCTATAGACTCTTGGGAGTTCTGGTGTGTGATCGCCATGCTACTGGTCAGCAACTGGCTACACTACATGGACGGTGTGGAGTCTGGTGTGGCCACTGCTGTAGAGATGTGGGTGGACATGACTGAAGAACAGCGCAAGGACATGATCGAAGTGGTAACCCGAGCAAGGGCGGAAGACTAATGACTACATGCACATACATAGGTACAGGTACAGGCTGTACCTGCACAGCACTAGAGGGTCTTAGTTACTGCGCTGATCACTACGCTGTAGTCTACAAGGTGGGCAGCGGCAAGCGGCGTAAGAAGGATACCCTACAGGCCCAGCGTGTTAGGCTTGTCCAGCAACTGTTCTACGAGGCTTGCGATCAACTAGAGGCTGAAGGCTTTGATGTCTACGGTGATTCAGAATTGGCTCAACCGCAGCAAATGATCGATTTCGAAGACACCTGACCGGTGGTGGGGTGGTGGGGGCACCAGGTGGTGTCTCTGCCCGCAAGCCCAAGCAAGCAAGTTTGAGCAAGCGATTTTTTACCCCTAAAAAAGTCGAGTTAGACTAGATCACCAGGGGCCGAGATCTCCAACTCTCTTAAAATTTGCGCGGCAATTTTTTTGGGCTGCTATATAGGCCGGTCTATGCGTTAAGCAGGGCCAACACCTGTTCGTAAGTTTCGCTCACTTCCCAAGTACCGTGTGGTGGGCAAAACACATAAGTAATCATCTCGGTCAAGCCATCATCTCTAGTGACTATAGCGTTATGTACTGTGACTATCAGTTCTTTTGATATTGCAATTCGATTGCCTCTATGTGCCGGAGCACTATTGGTAAGACTGATATAAGAGTTAGTTGTATTGTTCATAGTATTAGTATACAATCTATAAGTCACTGTGTATATAGTCATTCTTCTATATATCGGCATTTTTTCACCAATTTAGATAAGTACGTGTATTATGTCCTTACACACGATCAATTCATTATCAGATCCATTATTAGCATTAATAAAGGATGATCCAGTACGTCCAGAAATCGCCCCAGAGTTTCGTGTCAGTGACATCAGTGAGATCATAGTAGCATGTGATGAATATGGTAAGCCCACTGCTGTAGTATGTGTATTGTATAGAGATTCAGTGCCCAGAAGTCGAGAAGAGTTATTAGAGTTTGCATCGTATGAGCCCATTGTAGCAGTGTTTTACACCATATGGAGTTATGTGCCCGGAGCGGGTCGTCGATTAATAGTAGCAGCACGTAAGCATATAGAGACCAACAGGGTCAATATAAAGAAATATGTAACGCTCAGTCCTCCCACTGAAATGGCCCGTGTATTTCATTTACGCAATGGTGCCAGTGTATTAAACGTCAATGAGGACAGTGTAAATTACAGTTATGAATAATAAATAACTGTATCATGCACAACAGTAACCCCACTGAACAATACCGTATAAAATTTTTAGCGGGCACCAGCGGAAGATTCATATCAACCATATTATATGGTTTATTAGTAGATCCCGACCTGTATATAGATTATACTCATAACAGTGCTCATGAATTTCAAATATCAAACAATCTTTTTTATAGTTTAGGCACTATCAATTGGCACATATATCCTACAGAGTGGGATGAAATGGTCAAATACATCATAATACAAATTGACCGAAGTACTATTTTAAATGAGTTAGCCCATAACAATCTAACCAAAAATCTATTGTGGGCTATAGATCTATTAGTTCAAGAACCCGATAAATCCAAATATTTTCCAGAATCACTTGAGACATTACTGGATCGTTTAAAGACCTACTATTTAGAAGCCACAGGTAAAGAGTACCTGTATAGTAGTCTAAGTGAATTAACGGAATTAGAAATCAAAAAGTTATCATGGAATATGCTCAAGACTGTGGTCAATGATCATGATTACTCAAATTATAAAACAACGCCATATCCGGAAAGTTTATTTTTTCAACCACTAGTAATCAAGTATAGTGAAATATATCAGCCACAGGGATCCAGTTGGCGAGTGTTAGATCAATTATGTGAATATACTGAAACCTCAGCCAGTTCTCAAGTCTTGGATAATTACAGTCGATATGTTGCTCAGCGCAATGCCAGTTTAAAATCAATTCCACGATTACCACCGCAGTTAGGTTGATAATTAATTGCATGAGTAATACCCTATATTTAGATATGGATGGAGTTGTAGCCGATTGGCGAGCAAATGCCATCAATGTAATCGGTTATGATTGTTTTGATCCTCTACAGCGTTATAATGCAGCAGATTGGGATCTATTACGTAGTGATCCACATATATTTTTAAATTTGCCCCTAATGCCCCGTGCCAATGAGTTAGTGGATATAGCGCGAGAGTATAGAGACCGATTAGGATGGGAGTTATTGTTTTTAACGGCCATACCCCATAACAATGATGTACCCTGGACCTTCTATGATAAGATCTTATGGGTACAAAAGTATTTTCCCGATATAGCAGTGCATTTTGGACCTTATAGTGAGGACAAGCACCTGCATTGTAAGCCCAATGATATACTAGTTGATGATCGAGTGGATAACTGTGATTCGTGGCGTGCTGCCGGTGGATTAAGTTTTCGAGTGGGTAGACAGTTAGATGCTACCATAGAACAATTGCAATTGGATCTACAGTCTAGGATAGATCATGCTATGAACACACGTAGACTCATAGTTGAGATATTATAGTGGGTTTTAATAGCCTAGAATAATTTTTTTGCGCTTTCGCTTCGCGAGGTAATGTTCTCGACCTAGCCCACGCTCAAATTGCGATCATGTTCTTGATCTATATAATTTTGTAGATTCTTAATAAGATCGCTATTACGTAGTGTTTTATATACTAGATTAGCCGTGGAATATTCACCGCCTGATTTGAGGCCTAAATGACGGAATTTACGTAATAAATTCATAGTTTTTTGTGCAGTTTTGACATCATTTGACTCTAAACTGTGGCCTATTACAGTGGACCAGATCTGTGACATACGTTCTATTTCATCAACATCAAACGTATCTATATCTTTTTTTGGAGATGTAATCCAAGTTCTTTTCATTATACTATAAGCAGCACTAACAGCGGGATGATCTAGATCTTCCACATAAAGTTCCACAGGTATACCTCGAACGGTAACATCATATTTGGCTTTGTACAGTAATCGTTTAGCATCAAATAGTTCTGCTGCTTCTCTATCGCAAGTAACGGATGAGTAATCTGCTATAAGATGCAGATCCAAATCGCTATGTTCTGTATAGTAATAACTGACCTGTCCACCAGTAACTCGTACATCCACAACATCAAAAGGCACGTCAATAAATTTCTTAAAGTCTTTAGCCACTTTGATCAATGCTGATTCAATATCCGGTTGTAGTTGTTTACCTTTCCACAATTTAGGATTCAGTTCTTGGTGTGGTTCAAAACCCAATTTAAAGTCAAGTATAGTCATAACAAGTTATTTATCAGTTAAATATCTGTATGATTGAACAAAATTACAAAGGGCAGTTATTAGCAGCCCATCCTAAAAGAATGGAGTCTACATTGCGTAGAGGTTCCATATTAATCATAGATCATGATAGTTCAGGCGCCATTGGTTTACAAATTAACAAGTCTTATTCAGATGCTGTAACACTCAACACGGTGATGAAGAATTTGGGATTAAGTATTAACAATGACCAAGCATTATATAATGGTGGTCCTGAAAACACTAACCGTATACACATTATACATACGTTAGATTGGTTCAGTCCAACTACCAATAAAATAACGGATCAAATTGGAATCAGTAGTGATATATCAGTATTAACTGCCATCAGTAAGGATGAGGGTCCTACATACTTCAGGGCAGTAGCGGGATTCACCCGTTGGTTGCCCGGTCATATAGAAGGTGAAATATTAGGTGAAGATCCGTGGAACATCAACCACAGTTGGAGTTTTATTCCTGCCAGTCCTGAGATAGTATTCGGGTTCACTGATATCGATCAATGGCATAGAATAATTACTGATTCTGGCAAACAGCAGATATCCAGTTGGTTTTAATCTTTTTCACTATTCAGTGAACTAATCATACTACGGATATCGCTAACCACTTTAAGTGGTGTTCGATTGGGTTTATCAATACTCCATCCTTCAGCAGGAGTAGGTCTATCCCATTTAACTGGTTCTTCAGTTGAAGTAGAAACTGTGCTAGTACGTTTAAATCCCTGCATCATAGAAGTACCTTGTCCACCGCCTTGACTAAAACTGCTACTATCGCTGTCTTCACCTAGATCGGTAATACGCAGCGTATCAACATTAAATTCTAAATCAACCTTTTGTCCAACCCCGCTTGAACTACGTGTCTTCATAAACTGTATTTGATAGCGACCACGTTCTTTCATTGCCCTGCTGGTAAAGATACCAATAACATTGTCTGCGGTCATAATCTTGCTCAATCCACCTGAAATATGGCTATGATCAAACTCAATTTCTTCAACAGCACTACGATTCAACTGACTAGCAGTCACCGTGATACATTGTGTTTCCATTGCTAGATTACGGATTTCTTCACTAACGTATTTGTCTTTAACAAACAAGTCACTTGGGCTAACCTTAACGCTCAATGGCATCATCAAGTCCAAATAGTCAATTAGAATAACATCAGGTTTGCATCCTTTCTTAACCTGATATTCTTTCAAGTACGCACGGATATCGTTACAGTTCTTACCACTGGGCATATATTTGATTTGCAAGTTACCAGATTTTTTGCCCAATATTTTTACTTTAAGTTCGACCTCGTCAAGACTTTTAAATATCTCTCTAGTACCAATACCTGTCATCATGCTATCTATACGCATTGACACTAATCCTTCTGCCAATTCGAAAGTTAGATACAATACATTAAGACCTTGTTGTGCCCAGTTCACGCCTAAATTTGCAAGAAACAAACTCTTGCCGCCGCCTGATCCTGCACAGAAAATATTCAGTTCACCTCTGTTGAAGCCACCATACAGTTTATTATCAATGCTAGGCCAACCTGTAGATATTTGTCCATTACCGTCTTTAAGTTTAGTAAGTCGTGCTCTTGGATCTTCAAAGTAATCTGTACCCATATCCTTGTTCAGTGATATCTGTATAGCGTCTTTGACCAGTTTCTCAACTGGTCCATAGTCACCTGCTTCCAGTAGATCGGCACTCTCAATGATCGCACGTTCAAGTGCGTTATGTCTACTAAAGTTTTCAAACTCGTCCATTAGCCATTCATAGTTTTCTTTGGGTAATTGTATAGATTG